TGCTACCAAAGCCACCTGTGCCACGGGTAGTGGAGTCTAGTGTGGTTTGAATTACGAATGGAAATTGGGTTACAGGTAGGAACACAATCTGTGCTACCCGATCACCTGCGTTTAATTGTACAGTGTTGGCACTGTTGTTAACCATAGCCAGTTGGATTTCTCCACGGTAGTCACTGTCGATTACACCCACGCTGTTGGCGAGGGTTATACCCTTGGAAGCCAGACCACTACGTGGGAATACTAGACCCACGAAACCGTCTGGAATGGCAAGGCGGACACCTGTTGTTACGACCTGTGATGAGTTAGGATTTAATACAACACTAACATTAACCTTTAGGTCAGCTCCGGCAGAACCTGAGGTCTTATACTCAGGACAGTACTCGGTATTCGTTAGGATGGTAGGTACTGAGCTGGTTGCATATACCGTTGAAGTAGCCTTGTAAGACATTGGTTCATCGGCTCGGATAGTATCGGTGTTGTATAAATTAATTTCCATTGTTTCTCTTTCTGTAAGGGTGGGTAGAATTCTCAAGATAATCCTTGGGTGCCAAAATGACAGCGTAAACTGTAGGCACCACGGGGGTTATATTGTGAATTATTCCATCCCACCTTAGGGATATCTTTAGTTTTCCATAGACGCTATGGAATCCTAAGTTTTAGTATAAGTTAGTTTATGATCTATAGGACAGCCTAAGGGATAACCTAGGTATATCCTAAGGGTTCTATCTATAGCCCCAACTATTCGGCAGTTCAAACAGCTTGGGTTGGTTAGTTTGCTTGCAGTACTCGCCATCACGCAAGATTCGCACGCATCGTGCCATCTGCATACAGTACTCTAAACCATATTTACCACCATCCTTGGTCTTGGCCTGCTCGTAAGTAGCTACCACGGCTGCTGTCCAGTTCCTAGGGTGGGTGTACTTCAGTAGTTTCTCAGCTTTTGCTGGTCCGTACCGCCAAATTCCGGGAATATTATCGGTCGTATCCCCTGTTAACCACTGTTTATGGAAGTTGTAATCAGCTTCCCACAGGTCAACATGCTTAGGGGTGGGTTCTTTGTCTGGATTCCAGTGCCATCCGGGCACAGATCGCAGGTCTTTATCAATAGTTACCGCAATTCCCTTGTTGGATGATGCGCTGAGTCCCATAATATCATCTGCTTCAAGGTGGGGAACCTCAATAACATTAAAATTATGAATTAACTCCAGAGAATACTCCATGGATTCCGGGGTTTGTCGCTTGACATCCCGGTGAGCCTTGTATAATTCCCAAAAATTCCTACGAAAGTTGTCCTTACGGGAGCAACTCAGTGCAATAAACACCTTATCTACACCCACAGGTGTCCAAGACTGGACATCGTGGGTAATTCTTTCAGGCAGTCCTTCAATTCCGTCTTGGTCTGCCCAGAAAGCAGCCCGATAACAGATAATATCACCGTCTAACACGGCTGTTTTAGGTTGGCTTTCGCTTTGATTTTGCATCAGGCTCCTTGTTTGGGTTGTCCAGCATATCAACAATCTCCTTGTAGATCTTGTCTCCGTCTGGCTCACGATCTTCTCGGTAAGAAACACATAACTCACAATCGCATAGACTGTCTAGCATGGCTTCTGAGGTTACATGGAACCACTCTTCAAACCGTTCACTACACTTGGTCTTGAACGCTTCTTCGGTTAGCTCATTCTTAATAATATAGTGGAACAATTCACGGTAATCCTTGTTACCACGGTCAACTTCGATAGCCATAGCTTCCGACTCGTGGGTACGCCACTCAGCGTCGTGCTCTATTAGCTGTCGGTTGTGGGGTGTAATAAAGATTGTCAATGCTTGCAGGTCACGGGCAGCAGCCACCTCGTTTAGGTAACGGCAATCGTCCACAATAATAACCTTTTCGTGCCACGTATCAGGATCATCCTTGAGTGCCTTCTCTTCGGCAGCGTACAGTTCTCGTACCTTGTCACGGAACCGCTTAACCCAGTAGTCTGAATCTTCGGCTCGCTTGGTAGATCCTAGGGTCTGGCAGAACTCTCGGTACTCTAGTGGATTTGTATCCTTAGAGTACCCACGGGCAGCAGCCTCGTCCTTTAGTGCAGCAGCAAACGGAAGTATAACAGGAGAGTACCCATTGTTGTACGCAAACTCACTCAGCCATTTGGCAAGTGTCGTCTTTCCTACTCGGGCCTGTCCACCTAACATGATTATCAGCATTTAATGTCTCCCACAGTTCTCTTGGTGTAAATAGGTTGGGAACTTCCCACCCCTTGAATGTTAGGTAGTCGCAGATAAAAGAGATACAACTCACGGGGTGTTGCATTCCTAGCCGCTTACCTAGTAACAGATAAAAAATCATAACGATTGAGTTTGGCTTACGGTACTGTTGCACAAACTTTAGGTCACGGTTGGTCACGTACAAGCACCCTAGATCGTAAGTCCAGTACCGTACTGCTCCCAACTTTTCCAATGTACTTAGTCTCATTACCTTAGCTTTAACACGATCTCCAACCACAAACGCTACAGGTTCAGCAAACTGAATTTCAATATGAGCGTGTGTGTGGGTGCTTCCAGTAAGCCATTTAATGGCCCACCATCTCCACCCTTGTACCTTCTTGAAGTCGTAAAAAGCAATCCATGCTTTAACTTTCATAGAAGATAGGCATTCCCAGATAGGTTGCCAACGAGTGTTCTACTCGGGCACCTTCTGAATGCTCCCAACCGGGAAGCATAACTAAAGCATCGCACTTAAGAATGGCGTTCAAGTCTCGTCCCATGCAGCTCCGTAAGTGTTCCTTGGAGTCCTCTGCAATACTGGGATCAAAACCTTCTTCCTCATCCATGCGTGCAGGATTAAAAATCTTAGTGATAACGCTAGTCTTTTTAGCCCATCGCTTCTCTGCCTTATGGAAAGCATCAAAGTTGTGGTTAGGATAGCCTCGCATTGGGCCTGCAATGTAAATGATCATACTTCTCCTTAGTGGGTTTCAGCCCACGACTTGCCGACACAATACTCGGCATCAATACGAATGTTAAGATTAAGCTGCTCACCAGCCTTGGTTGCTGCAGCTGTTACTGCCTTGCCAAACTCTTCGGCAAGAACGGCAGGGCAAGAGTACTGCAGTTCGTCATGGACGTAAGCAAGCTGCGTGGCCTTCATGGCCTTGGCGTACTTGCTGGCCTCCACCATCCAAGCTTTGGACACAATGGCACCTGCGCCTTGTAGCAGCGTGTTAAGGGCTGCGTGTTCGGAGCGTACAGGAACCTTGCGTCCATCAGGTAGAATAACTCCACCCTTCTTGGCTGTTTCAAACCTTACAGCATCCTGTACTTTGGTAAGTGCAGGAATTTCTTTCTGGAATCGTTCTCGTAATCGGCTAGCAGCAGACACAGAACAGTTACAAACCATGGCAATCTTCTTATCACCTGCACCATATAGGTAAGCGTAGATGAAAGACTTGGCTAAGGCTCGTGATTCCAGACCAGCAGCTTTCTGATTGTGGGTATGAATGTCTCCAGTAAGGAGAACCTTGGCATACTCACCGTTGTCATACTTGGCCATGTAGTGTGCCAACATACGCAACTCTAAACCAGACAGGTCAGCACCAACCAATACTTCCCCGGTGTTGGGAACCCAAAGCTCTCTGGCTCTGTGGTCCCCACTTACTTGGGCAATGTTAGGCTGGCTGTGAGTACAACGACCAGTTGCTGCACCCTGAGCATTAATGTTACCATGGATCTTATGATCACGGCTATTGTTGGCTCGGGTATTCCAGTCTTCCACCATACCAAGTAACTTGCAGGTATCGAAATACTCTACTAGCTTCTTGGCTTCAGGATACTCCAGTACTGATAATACGGATTCATCAACCTTGGCATTACCCTTGTCGGTGACAGGAGGAACCCAACCGTACTTCTCAGTCAGACGCTCTGCAATCTGTTGACGGCTACCCGGATTGAATGTTTCCACCTTATCCTTGAGACGCTTACCAGTCTTCTCAGAGTGTCGGATCTGAATCTTGTCAGGAAAGATCTGACGCATCTCGTCTTCAATGCCAAGCTTCTCAAGAGTCAAGTCTTGGTAAAGCTTCTCACCTGCCGAGATATCGTAGTTGAAACCAGCACACACTTGTTCCATCAAGACTTCTGATACACGGTGCTCGAAAGCTACCA